AATAAATAATATTATTGTAAGATAAATTTTATCTTAGCATAATATATTATAAATGTCTTGGGCTACTTGTTATAACGCATCTAACAATATACATTTTAATTTTCCACCAATCATGACTGATGGGCGAAATTATTCATCGTGGCAACCTGAAGCCGTAGTGAATAAACGTATCCAAGAGCAAGAAAATATTCATTCCAGTTGGGCTTATCGCCAATTTTTAATTAATAACGGAAATCAAATTATGAAATTTAATAATCAAGAGGCCTGCTATGATTTAGGATTAAATACACATATTCATTCAAATAAAAACCCATCATCTAATGTGCCCTATACATTTAAATCCACTTACGATACAAGCAGTCCTGGATTCGGGTATAAAACAAGCGATTTAAAATCGCCGTATTTATCCAGAGAACAATTACAAGCTAGAATGATTGCGCCTGCTATTTCTACTAAACAATTTTCACATTTCAATAAATAAGCATCAATATTATCATCTAGATTTACAGGCCTTTTTACTTTTTCTACCTTTTCTATTTCTTTTACACTTTTTTGTTCGACCCTTTATACTGCCTTTACTTCTTCTAGATTTATAACGACCCTGTGTACTTCTGCTAGATTTACGACCCTTTGTGCTGCCTTTAGTTCTTCTTCTACCCCCAACAACAAATGGCTGAGCGTTAGGATTTATTTGTGCTAATACATCATTTACCGCTTGGATTACAACTGGTAATTGAATATTATATAACTCCTCAGGATATACATCGTTATCAGGTGCTAATCCTAGTCTTTCCCGTAACAATGATATACATAACATAACATTACCACCACTTACATTATCATGTAAATATTGTATTGCTAAATTCTTACTCTCGTCTGGATCTGGAAATGCTGGGTCTGATTCAAAATCTTGTGAGACTGACAGAGGGTTTAGTGGTCCTTTATCTCCTCCTCTTTTACTTTTTTTTCTCTGTCCACCTACATCATCAGTGGATATAGGATAAAGTGGAGCTTGAGCATCCAACATAGGTAATACATAATTTACAGCGTATATTAGTTGAGGTAATGTGATATTGGCTAATTCTTCATCAGATATTACGACGATAAAGCCTTCCTGTGTTTCAGGTAAGCCTAAAGCAATTCGCATAGATGCCATCACTTCATCATAGATGTTATCTGCGTTTTGGTAATTTGATGTATCTATAAAAGATAATAAATATTGTATTGCGTTATTCTTAAGCTCTAATTGTGTTGGTGGTGGTGTTGGTGGTGGTGGTGGTGGTTCTTGTTCTAGAGCTGGATCTATAGGCGGTTCTTGTTCTAGAGCCGAATCTCTATCTCCTCCTCTTTTACCATATTTTTTTACCATAATTATATATTAGACATATACAATAAATATAATATTGTAATAATATCAGCATAAACATAATATAAACGTAATGTGTAAAGCATAAATACCATGAAAGTATTAAGCATAGATGTTGGAATAAAAAATTTAGCCTTTTGCCTATTTACTAAAGACGATAATCATCCGTTCCAAATAGTTAAATGGGATATTGTTAATTTATCTCAAGAAACAGATTTTAATTGTTGTATTTTAGATTGTGGTAAACCAGCCAAATTTACAAAAAATAATCAATGCTATTGTTTAAAGCATGCGAAAAAACAGCCATTTAAAATGCCCACTGCGGAGGTTAAACCCGCATTTATAAATAAACAGAAAATCCAAACACTTCATGATTTCGCAGCAAAATACGATATAAAATATGAAAAACCAATTAAAAAGCAGGATTTAGTTTCTCTCATCAACAAACATTTAGAACCATTATATTTTGATTCTATTCTAAAAATAAATGCTTCTCAAATGAATTTGATAACCATTGGCAGAAATATTAAAATCCGTTTAGATGAAATTTTAGACGAACATATTACAACCATAACAAATGTTATTATAGAAAACCAAATTAGTCCTATTGCTAATCGTATGAAGACGATTCAAGGGATGATCGCACAATATTTTATTATGAGAAATTCTAATATCAATATTGAATTCATTTCTTCCATCAATAAGTTGAAAGACAGCACCAGCACCCCAACAACTGAAACAAAAGTAGAAACTACATATAAAGATAGGAAATTATTAGGAATTAAGCGATGTTTAGAATTACTTAGACCAACAAACGATACATGGAAAACTTTTTTTTCAAAACATACCAAGAAAGATGATTTAGCAGATGCTTTTCTACAAGGAATGTGGTATTTACATAAACAAAATAATCAAAACAAATAAAAATATATTATTTATAATTCGTATTACTTAAAATTATATGTTCTTGTTAATTCATAATAGCAATGGATAACGAAATTATAGATATTTCATCATTAGATACTTTGGATCCATGGAATTCTAATCGAAATAGCAGTGGATCTCGTGGTAGCACCAATTTTGGCGGTGGAATTGAGTTGCTTATGAATGAAAAAAAAAAAGAAGGCTCTAATGGAAGACAATCAAGTGATATTGATATTGAGGATTTAAATAATTTAGAAAACGAATTAAATGATTTAGCAGATGATATTGGAACTGGTGGTAATAGTTATGAAAATAAGTCCGATTTTTTCAGCAAAGGCGGCAGCGGTGGCAGTCCAAATGTTCGTTTTAATGACGATGATGGACCCAGTTTAGGACAATCCACTGCGGAAAACAATGCGGACGCAAAGACATGGGATGGATATGGCAAATTCAATAATGTGCCATTAAACCCTGATAGAGCGATTCCTTCTCAACCTCAAATGAGTAAAGAAGAGCTATTAAGAGAGAAGTTTAAGTATTTAAGAAAGTTAGAAGCACTTGAAAGCAAGGGCGTCAATTTGACTAAGAAATATAATATGGATTCGCCTTTAGCGGAAATGCAAGGTGAATATGAAATGATTATGGAGGAGAAATCAAAACAAAATTCCGTTAAATTTCAAGGCAATATGCTTATGGCCGCAATCAACGCTATAGAATTTTTGAATAATCGATTCGACCCGTTCGATCTTAAAATCGATGGATGGTCCGAACAAGTGAACGAAAATATGACTGATTATGATGACGTTTTTGCTGAATTATATGATAAATACAAGAGTCGTGCTTCGATGGCGCCCGAATTGAAATTGCTTTTCCAATTAGGTGGAAGTGCTATGATGGTCCACATGACAAATACAATGTTTAAATCAGCTATGCCTGGTATGGATGATATTTTACGACAAAATCCGGATTTAATGAAGCAGTTTCAATCCGCTGCGGTTAATTCGATGAGCCAAACGAGTCCGGGATTTTCAGGGTTTATGAGTGGTTTGATGAATCCTGAACCACAAGTGGGTATGGGACGCGGACCACCACCAGCGCCAATGGCTACACAAGGTTCTGGTGCGCCCCAAATGTCGGCAAATCGTCAAGGAAATAATAATTACGGTAGTAATAGCAATAGCAATAGACCTGATTTAGTAAGAGGACGTGGATTTACTGGTGGGCAAGATGATGGCATCAATATTCGCGAATCATTCGGTAATACAAATGAAGCTGAACGTAGCAGCAGACGTCCACAATCAAGTGCGTCTCGTGCTGAAATGAAAGGACCAAGTGATATTAGTGATATTCTCTCTGGACTTAAGACAAAGACTATAAATATCCAGGAATCTTCTCATTCTCCTTCTCATTCTCATTCTCCTCCTAGTTCGAATAATCATAATGATATGATGGAAGGAAATAGTAGCACAATTAGTATTTCAGATTTGAAGGAATTACAAGGTGATGGAAATATGCCAAGGAAAAGCAAGAGCAAATCCAAATCTAATTCGAATAAAAACACAATTAGTCTAGATATTTAGAATGATTTTTATATTGTATAAATATATATATAATATAATAAATTAAATTAAAAAATGTATTATATATTTGAAGCCATTTTTGTAGGCATATATAGTTGTTCTGTTGCTATTACACTGTCTTATCTTTTTATACTAAAATTCTTATATTTATTATTTTGGACGGGATTTATGAAACATTTATTAGGATATTTGTTTGGTATTCAATCCTATTATTGTAATTATGGATATGCTTGTTCTAAGAGCGAAGATAAAGATAAAAAAAAAGAAGTATACAATAACACATATCGTCTTATATTTGAGTGTATAATCGAAGGCATAGCTTATATTGTCATAGGAACAATAGTAAATACACTAATAACACATAAAATACTAACTATATTTTTTACTGGATTTATATTACATATACTTTCTGAAATTTTAGAAATACATACATATTTTTGCGAGAATAATTGTAAAAAATAATAATAAAAAACTAGGATTTAGGCAAAGACATTTACACCTTTTTACATTTCAAACGCCGATTTTACACCTTTTAACATTTCAAACGCCGATTTTCTCGGTATAAAAAATAATTAAAAAAATGTAAAATCAATAGGCGTGCTTTCCCTTTTGGGTTGTTTCTTTAACGCCGATTGTCTTACTTAACCCTGTCTTTTTATTATTTCTACAGGTGAAAGACGATGCTTTTGCTTCACATTGAAACTCTACTGGTCTTGTTTGGTTATTTATCCAACATTCAGTAAGGTTCAATATGTTTATAGCAGAATTCTTATCCCTTGTTCTAAATACGACATTTTTGTTTTCGCAACTCACGCAATTAGAACAAGTAAATAATCTGTATATTTCTACTCCTTTTGTATCGTTGTAATGCTTTAATGGATTACGGCATTCACAGCATTTTTGAGATGTATAAAATTCATTAATAGTTATTGTATCATACTTTTTATGAATTAGTTTCCTTAATCCTTTATTCATTGTAGGCATAGTATATTTCATTTGTGAAGACCTACTCCAATTTCCATAACCAATTAGGATATTTTCTCCAAATGTTTCTTTTATTTTATTCAAAAATGTATCAATACTTTTCTTACCATAACTATATTGACGAAATTTCATTTTTCTCCAAACTTCTTTCTTGTAAAAATCAGTTGTTTCTTTATTCAATTTATCTTTTTCTACAAGATACATTTTGAATTTATCATAATTAACTGATTTGCTATTTTGTATTGACAATCTTGTTTCTTTTTCTATAATTGTGTGTTTCTTCTTTTCTTGTAATAATATTCTTTGGTTTCGTTTTCCATAACTTTCTATTTTTCTTTGTGATGCAGTATATTCTAATTTGTTTCCTTTTTTATCCATCATATAAACTAATGAATGCTTACCAGGGTCGCAACCAACTACATTTCTGTCTTTCAATGTATCTAATTGTTCTTTGGATAAATCTTCTATTGTATGAAAATCTTGTTCTTGTAAAACAGGAACTCTTGAACCCCATTTTTTATCTTTCAAATCTTTTCTAATAAATAATAAACAACAGGATATTCCATCTGTTTGAATTTGGTTATGAAATTGATAATGATTGTTCTTGAATATTTTATTTTTCATATCTAAAAAGTTACTCCATATTTCATTTTGATTATCTTTTACATTACTCAATAATTCACCCTTTTTTGTTTTATTTCCATCTTTATCTTTTTCAGGACAAAACAAATTTATAATAGAAGCAGTATCTAAAATAATATGTTTTGGAATGATATTGTTTCGTAATGGTAATGGTTGAAATAATTTACTTTCTTGTTTTTCTAATATAGAGTTCATATACAACATTCCTTTCAAATATTCAAATGGTCTAACCTTAATATCATAGTGAATTGATTTTTTGATTTCAGTAGGAAAAATATTAGGAAGATGTATATTTTTCCAATCGTCAAATATTATATCAGTTTCTTCTAATGACAAACATTTATTTTTGAATTGAAATAATATTGACTTATCTTCTGTTATTTGATTTGTAGTTTTGTTAATAAATCGTAAAAAGTGTTGGATAAAATGTTCTTGAAAATTGTTATGTAAAGAAGTATGTATTTGTGTTGCTAAATAGGGTAATAAAAAGGTTGTGTTTTTCAAATTAGTTTTTTCGTGGTTCAGTAAAGGTTGGTATTCCGTTTTATAGAATTGCTCTAATATTTCCAATAGTTCAGTATCTTTCCCTTTCTTTCCTCTATTATCACGACTTCCTAATGTTTTGATACAATACAAAATAAATGTTTCATCTATGGTAGGTAATGGTTGATTTTTGGTATATTTGTCTAAAACATACAAACGAATAAATTGATATGTATGAATAACCAAATCATTCATTTCAAAAACCAAATGGTTTATTACTGGTTGTGTTGTATAACGATTTAACAAAATCGTTTTTAGTGGAATTTTGAAAGTTTTGTAAGCGGATTTTTCATTATTCCTAAACTCTTTGAAATCCTCATTTTTCTTTTTCTTAACTTTCATTTTATATACTATAATATTATTTATTTTTAAGTTATTTTAACGCAAAAGATTTAAATATAATTTATTGTTATTTATAAAATGGAAAATAATTCAGACGATAGTGAAACGAAATATTATTGTGAATGCTGTAATTACAAATGTATATATCCTGCACACTGGAAGCAACATTTAGAATGTGAAAAACATAAAAATAATGGAAAAAGAAAAACGAGAAGTGATAAGGTGTTAGAACCCAAATGTAAATTGTGTGATTATACAACAACACGAACAACAAATATGAAACTTCATTATTTGAATAACCACGCAAATAAAGAAGAGAGAAAAAATGAATTTAAATATTATTGTGAGGAATGCGATTTTGGTAATTTTTCAAAAGGACTATTCAAATTACACATGGAAACGAAACACGAAATGCCCACTAATAATCTTTAATAGTCATCAATCCAAAAAGTAATAAGTGAAATACCAAAAGAAAAGTATGAAAATATATTTAAGGGTGCTTATGAAAGACCAGAAAAATATGTTCCAAAGAATAAAACGAGAAAGGTAAAGAAAATATATAAATAATTATTTATAAAATTGTCTATAAATAATCGGCGTTTGAAATGTTAAAAGGTGTAAAAGATTATATTTAAGCAATTTATCCTCACTTTTAAATTAAGGGATAATCTCCTAAATATTATTTCTAAAAACTTTATAAATAATATTAAAATAATATATTAGATTAATGTCAACAACCAATTTTTTAAACAAAATAAATAGTCTAGAAGCATCATTTCAATCGTATCTCATAATGGCACTTATTTTAGTAATATTAATAATTTTTATATGGTATATGATTTATACTTTTGTAAAACTTCAAAGCGCCAATGTCAATCATATGAATAACTTGTACCCTAGTGTAGATGGCAATATAGTGCCCATATCAGCAGACATGACAGGAAAACTATTTGATTATTATATTAAGACGGCATATAATGCGTGTTCAGGCGGTGCTTTTAAAAACGATTTCGTTAATATAGACATATTAAAAGCTGTTTTAAAGCAAGGTGTTCGCTGCGTGGATTTCGAAATTTATTCTATAGATAATAAACCAGTTGTCGCTACCAGTACAGTCGACGATTATTACGTTAAAGAGACATACAATTCAGTTGATTTTGCTAGTGTAATGGAAACAATTAAGAATTATGCCTTTGTTGGAGGAACATGCCCAAATCCGACAGACCCATTAATAATCCATTTAAGAATCAAAAGTACTAACCAAGCAATGTATTCAAATTTAGCAAATATATTTAAATCATACGATTCTATTATGCTTGGCAAAGAGTATAGTTTTGAAAATTCAGGCACAAATTTAGGAGGGCAACCATTATTAACATTCCAAAAAAAAATTATTCTAATAGTAGACCGTATTAATAACGCATTTTTAGAAAACGAGGATTTCCTAGAATATGTTAATTTAACAAGTAATTCAGTATTTATGAGAAGCTACAGTTATTATAATATTAAAAATAATCCAGATACACAGGAACTTGTAGAGTACAATAAAAAAGCACTAACTATAGTATTGCCTGATAATGGACCAAATCCTGTAAATCCAAGCGGAGTTTTATGCCGTACATATGGCTGCCAAATGGTGGCCATGCGATATCAATATGTAGATAATTTTTTAACAGAAAATAATTTGTTTTTTGATAGGGCAACTAGCGCATTTAGTTTGAAACCCGAAGAATTAAGATATACGCCAGTTACAATTCCAAATCCAACTCCGCAAAATCCTGCCTTATCTTATGCGACGCGTAAAGTGGCAACAGATTTTTATAGTTTCAAATTTTAGTCAAGACTATAGTCAAGACTATAATTCCCAATTTATATCCGCAATCAAATTTACTTTTTTAGAATCTATCTCAACTCCATTTTGTTCGGTTGTAATTTTTTGTGTAACAGCCCTTCTATGCCATTGAAATTGCCTTATTTCCAAAATAAGCTTTTCTAATGTATAACAAGGACTCCAGTTTATATCACGAGTAATAGTATTACAACATAAACAACAATTTTGTCCCATTAATTCACTAAGATGATTACCAAATTCAACAGATTTAATATTTAAAATGGATAGATATGGTTTTAAATTTACGAAAATCTGGGGTGGTTTAAATGGATATTGATTTCCAATAACAAATTTATATATATTATTATGTTCAGTATCTTCTATAATAATATCTAATAGATTCAAACTAGGATCAAAATTAACTGATATTAAGGAATATACTTTAACAATCTCATTTAATTCATGTGTTATTCGTTTTTTTATGAATGATGGACTCACAAAGTTATTTATAGCGAATAAACTATCAGGAGTTAATACTTCTGTCATGATAAATAGTTATGTTACAATATATTAGCATATATTTAATTCATTTTTATATAATAATAAATCTATTTATTATATAAGAATATATATTATGCCATCTGAAAAAAAATTATGTAAAGACTTATCATTTGATGATTGTGAATTGGCTATATTACGTATGGCAGTTGATAAGGCTGAAGAAAAAATTGGTAGGCGCATAATAAATTCGGAAGATATAAAAAAAATAATCAAAATAGTAGAGGATTTCATTAAACGCAAAAATTTAATATGTTATGGCGGAACTGCCATAAATAATATATTGCCAGCTGAAGATCAATTCTATAATAAAGACGCCGAGTTACCAGATTATGATTTTTTTTCTACAAATGCCTTGGAAGATGCCAAAGAACTGGCAGATATTTATTATAAAGCTGGATTTGTAGACGTTGAAGCAAAATCAGGACAACATCACGGAACTTTTAAAGTGTATGTAAATTATATACCTATTGCGGATATAACTTTATTACCAAAAGGAATATATGATGCGCTTAAAAAGGATGGCCTAAGAGTAGGGGGGATGTTATACACGCCGCCAAATTATTTAAGAATGTCAATGTATTTAGAATTATCGCGTCCAGTTGGGGATACAAGTAGATGGGAAAAAGTTTTAAAACGGTTAACTCTTCTCAATAAACGTTATCCAATAACAGATTTAAATTGTAATGCTGTTGATTTTCAACGAGATATGGAAAATAAAGATAATGCGGAAGAAATTTATGATAATGTAAGAAACACTCTTATAAATCAAGGAACTGTATTCTTTGGAGGATATGCCATTTCTTTATATTCACAATATATGCCTGCCAATTTAAGAAAGCAGTTGGAAAAAGTTGCGGATTTTGATGTATTATCTAATGAACCTGAAACTACTGCCGAAATAGTAAAGGAACGTTTAAAGGATATTGGTATTAATAATGTAAAAATAATAAAAAATCTACCTATTGGAGAAGTAGTACCTGAAAATTATGAAATAAAAATTGGAAAAGATACAATTGCCTTTATATATAAACCAATTGCGTGTCATAGTTATAATGTGCTTATTATCCAGAAACAAAAAGTTAAAATAGCCACAATTGACACTATGTTGAGTTTTTATTTGGCATTTTTATATGCCAATAAAGATTATTATAATAATTTTTTAGATAGAATATTATGTATGTCAAAGTTTCTTTTTGATGTTCAACAAAAAAATAGATTACAACAGAAAGGATTATTAAAACGATTCAGTATAACTTGTTATGGTCACCAAGAGTCTATTGAAGAAATGCGTGCCGAAAAAGCAAAAAAATATAAAGAATTAAAGGGTAAAGACGATAAAAAAGGTTTCGAAGAATGGTTTTTAAACTATAAACCTGATTCTAAAAATAAATCAGAGAAATCTGAAAAAAATGATTCATTTGAAGACACTAAAAATTATAAAAAACAAAATAAACAAAATAAACAAAATAAACAAAATAAAAAGAAAAGAAAATCTAAAACAAAAAAATCAACTCTATTTGCCATGTATGGAGGTAATAAAACTAGGCGACACTAACTTTTATTGCGATGTAAAACAATCATCTAATTTATCTTGAAACGTAACCTTTTTCTCTTTATTTTTGTAAATATACATCAGTAATAACACTATTACCATTAATAAAATGGCAATACCAATGTAAATATATATTGTATAATCAATATCATTTAATCCAATATTTACATCATTTAATCCAAGATTTAGATCATTTAATCCAAGATTTAGATCAGGAATAAAGGTACTTATTGACGGAATAACATCATTTAGATCAGGAACGATACTTAAAGCAAAAGCCATATCAGTAATATCAATTGCGTCCATTATACATTTACAATATTTAAGCTAAATAATTTAAACTCAATTATTTTTTTAAATTATTTTATAAATTTTATAAATTTTATAAATTTTATAAATTTTATAAATTTTATAAATTTTATTATAAACAATACGTCTCCAATAATACAATAAAAATATCATATGAAATTTTAGAAATAATTTTATATATTATGGTATCCTTAAACTCTTCTGGTATTTTATTTGTGATAAATACTAATACAATTGTTATATAAATACATATTTGCTCTAATAATAATTTACCTTTATATGCCCCATGATTTACATAACTCCAATCTCCGACATAACTACACATAGTAGTATTGCTCTGCTTTATAAAAAAACTATGAATATCTAATAAACCAGAAAGAATACGATGATAATTTGATTTTTCATTTTTAATATTTAACAAATTACCTATTTTATCATATCCAAAAAGATCTAAATATAAAATTTTTTTACCAGGTTCTTTATTAAAAATAAATGGATTCATGCCATCAATATATTTATTGTCATATAGAACTTGACCATCTATTAAATAAGGTATATAACAAGATTTTACAATTGTGTTTATTATTTCATCAATATCTTTATATTTAGATTTTACAATTTTAGTACCTTTTTTTATATTATTATAACTAATAACTAATCTTTTATTAACTTTTTTACAAATATCTTGCGGAATATGGTTTAATAAATGAGTTTTCAAATCTTTAACAACTTTTAAATTATATGATTGTCTAAAATCTTTATTTATGATATCATATAATTTTGGCATTAAATCGAGTCCATCAATAAAATATAAAAATGCCACAATAGAACCAATGCTACATCCTGATATGCGATTTATTTTAATATAATTTCGACGTTCCATTTCCTTTAAAAAGTATAAAGCGCCTACTAAATAACTACCATTAAATATACCACCATCTAATACAAGATCTAAATGGATTGGAACCCTTGTATTTTTAATATCATCTGGTAAATTGTCTATTAATTTAATTACATAATCATTTATCATTATATTTATTATATTCTAATATAAATATAATGGCAAAATTACACAAAAAAGTGTCTAGAAAGAGGAACTTGAAAAGTAAAAGTTCTAAGAAATATTTAAGAATGTATGGTGGAACTCGTTATACAGTAGAAATGTCAGAGGTTATGTTAGGAATTCCTGTTACAATAGATGAAGCCGCATATATTATTGGATTAAGTGCTCGTCCTACAGCAGAATCTATTAACGCATATCTAAAAAGAAATGAAACACAATTACGAATAACAGTAATAGGAAATGGTACATATCTATTAGGTTATTATTTAGAACATTTATCAGATATTAGTACTGATGAACGAAATGGAGAAATAGATGTTGGTCTTAAGCCTATACCTGAAGTAATAAATGAATTACAAGAAAAATCATCAAGGTTTAAAACCGATTTATTGCGTTTAAAACCAGATTTAGATAAAGTAACTTTGTCTCAAGTAGAAAGTGATGAAATAGAAAAGTCAATAGCTGAATTAGAACCGTATTTATTTACAGTAACACCTCGTTAAACTTTTTTATTTTGTAATAATCGCTCCATAAAAGCTTTTTCATTTTTAGTTGATACATATATATTAATTATTTCGGCAGGCGAATAAAAATATTCTTTAACTTTTTTCAACATTTTTGCGTCAATATCGGTTTCAAATAAATGCATATAAATTTCAGAAATAGTATTTAAACTGGCATTTTTTAATTCGTGAGTAATATCAATCCTACCTGGTCTAATTAAAGCTGGATCTAACTTATTATAATGATTTGAAGAAATAATTAAAATTCTACCTGGTGTTTCGCGAATTCCATCCCATAAATTCAAAAAATCATCTAGTGTATATGGTTGTTCATCAGTTGGATTACTGATTAAAACAGGTCCAATTATATCTTTTTTATCGCAAATACTATGTATTACATTTTCTAATGTATTATTTGTATTATTAAATCGTGTATTCTTTTTAATAGATGTCAAATTCTTACTATTTCTATCTAAAATAATATCTCCAATACAATCAATATCTTCAAAAACAATAATTTTCTTTTCAAATGGAATACTACATTTTTCATTTTTATCATTATAAGTGTTTTCAAAAAAGAAACTCTCTAATTGTCCTTTGGTTTTAATAGTTTTCAGAGACATTACGATTATATGACGACCATAAGTATAATTGACTAATGCTTTTATTAATGACGTTTTACCAGTTCCAGGTGGTCCATGTAATCCAATACCTAATGAATAAGGTATGCCTTTTTGAAAATACCAATCACGATTATTTAAAAAAAAATCTATTTTTGACAATAATTCATTTTTTCCATCAAAAAATATATTTTTAAATGATCTTGTACTTTCAAATATATCTTCTCTCCAACAATCAAACATAGATTCATCATCTTTATTTTTGTTAACTTTATCTAAGGAATAAATAAACCGTTTATTTATGCGATTTTCTTTGATAGAAGCTAAATATTTTTCTGTAATATTATCAATATAAATTTTAAGATAATTCAATGAATACACGTACGAATAAATATGAATACTAATTTTATCGGTTTTTGTATTAATTTTTTCCTTATCATCTCTAGATTCTTCTTGTTCTATTTCTGCCTTGACATAAATATTTTCATCTAATACAAAATGCTTATTTTGATAAACCATAAAAATATCTACATTTTTTCTTCTATTATCATCATCATTAGATGATGACTGATAATTGCTATGTGCTTCTTTAATGCGATAAATTGTTTTGTTTTTATCAATACTATTAATAATATAATCCCAAAATGCTTTGAATCGGTCACTATATACGGCAGTAACATTTTGAGCCAAACTATAACTAGATACTATTGCGCTTCGTCTTCCTTCTAAAACAATGGTATTTTTTTTATAAAATAAACATTTGATATCATCGATACAAAATTTAAATAAATATTTTTCTACATGATTTTCTGTTATATAATTTAATATATATCCGCATATGCTTATCATTATTGTTGACATAATTGCGTCATATACAGGATTTCCTGTTTTAAAATAATTAAATATTGTCATTCTTGTTACATTAGTATAATTAGATTGTATTAAATTTAGAATCCCAGACATTTTTAAACGTTATTTAACTTTATTATATAATGTTTAAATTATTTACAAAAATATTTACACCACCGAACATTCAAAACGGAACAAAATGTCCCAATAAATATTTATGATAAATTACATAAAAAATATTTACCATAATATACTATACTATGAATGTTGATGAAATTATAAATAAAAATAAATTATTAGAAGAGGAACTACAAAAAACAAAAGATGAATTAATTAAGACCAAAGAACATCTTAAGAAATATACATCCCCTGTAAAAAATAAAATATATTATGAAAATAATAAGGAGGCGCATATTCAAAGAGTTAAGGAATACAAAGAAAAAACAAACTATGTTTATGTTCCATCGCAAGAACAAAAAAAAGAATGGGCAAGAACCGCATATTTGAATAAAAAAGCAAAATTAAAGAACTTGGAAAATATAGAAGCAAATGGAATTGTTTAGGAATAATTATATATTTTAATTTAGTTAAACTATATAGAATTATTATCTTTAGGTATAATATAGAATGGAAGAAAAAGTAAAACCACCTGAGTTTTTCAAATCCATCAAAACCTCGCTGAAGAGCATACTAAAACACCATGAAATAAACACAACCAAAATAAATGATGTTGTTGTCAAGGCACATAAAATTGTTATTCATACTTTACAATTTCTAAAATTATATTTGCTTCATCATTATGATGAAAATCATCAAACTTTACCTATTATTGATAAGAAGTTGATAAATACTGTTATGAAAGTTATGTGTGGCGAAAAAGAAACAAAGAAAGGAAGACCACCTAACAAAGATACTATTGAATTGAAAGATAAACTTACTTTGTTCTATAATGAACATTACAAACCATATACGCAAGATGATAAGTTGGATTATACTTACATGAGCAATGTATTAGCATACCTAACCGAAGATATTATTACTATGTATGAAAATAACATACAACTCCACTATGTTGATTATGTAGAACGCTTTGTAAATGTTGTTTGGAAAAAGAAAATGATTACCGAGAAGATAAGAAAGTTATGTAAAACGAAAGCAGAACGAGAAACCAGAATAAGAAGTCTTTGTAGCGAATTAAGAAAGATAAAAAATGATTTATTAACTGTTGATAAAACTGTTTATACTTCCAAATCCTATTACCATTCTTGGATAACAGAACAAAAGAAACGCATACTTCCAAATAAATCCAAGTTTCAAAAGGATAGCGTTTATTATGATTTGAAATGTAAAGTGATGGATTATTTTCCTTGTATGATTACTATGATGAAGCAAGTTGAAAATGAGTTAGAAACCATAAGTAATGTATTTCCTTTGCGGAGTGGAATAACACCAAGTTATATTCGTTTGGATACAATTACGTTGGTTCATTTGCTTCTACGAAAAGAACAAGGAAATAAAGGAGATTATACTGACGAAGGAAACACAAAAAAGCACGAAGATAAAATATGGAAGTTCTTTTTTCGCACAGAACGAAAGATGTTTCGTAAAACGAGTTATTCGTTCCATCATATGATTTCTACTGATGGTATTGGAGTAAGTATTTTATTTTTACGGAAGGACTTGGTTGGTAATAAGATACCGAATATCAAAAAGAATGCATCCAAAGAATTATATATTGATGAATTGAATGATTACACTGATTTACAAAATAAGAAAATAGTTGGAATCGATCCAGGCAAAGACGATTTGATTTATTGTGTCGATGATGCTTCCAAAGATGCTAATATATTTAGGTATTCTCAAAACCAACGAAGAAAAGAAACAAAACTGGAAAAATACAATAATATTATTCTTGCTATGAAAACCAATAAAATACAAGGAAAGACAGTTATAGAATATGAAACGGAATTATCTAATTTCAATAGGAAAACTTTGGATATTACAAAATTCAAAGAATATATACAATCAAAAAATAGAATAAATCATATGTTATTTGGATTTTATGCGAAACAATTGTTTCGTAAATTGAAGTTTGGTAGATATATCAATACAAAACGCAGTGAAATAAAAATGATAAGTAACTTCCAAAAAATGTTTGGAAATCCAGAAGATGTTGTAATTTGTATTGGAGATTGGGAACAAAAGAAACAAATGAAATTTAAGGAACCAACATTGGGAAAAGGGATGCGGACTTTATTTAGAAAAAATAATTACAATGTGTTTTTGGTGGATGAGTTTAGAACCAGTTGTAAATGTTCCAATTGTAATGGCGGTATGTGTGAGAAATTCAGGATACGAAAAAATCCAAAACCAAAAAAGGATGATATGCGGTTGGTTCATGGGCTACTACGCTGTAAGAGCGGTTGTGGTTTATGGAACAGAGACCGTAACGGTTCATCTAACATCTACAAGATAGCGGAAACATCCATAAATAAATTAGACAGACCAAGCTATCTATGTAGAACAAGTAATCAAGCAGTTTTACCGAATTGCTATAAACAAACTATACAAGGGGATGAAAAACCCAACCTTAAACTAATTAAAGTGAAACGACTAAAAATTGTTCCGTTTTAAATGTGCGAGGGTGTATAGATATAGACCTTTGAAGATTTTAAAACGCACTAAAATGATTGGTGACTTTATTCAGTAGATAAAATAACAGTCCAAATAAAATACTAGTAAATAAAAAACCATTAATATTTAAATTACCGTCATTCGAAAAAAGAACAGGAAAATATTTAAATATAATTTTTCTAAAAAAAGGCAATTGGAATAAAAAATAAAGAACTGCCAATAATAATGGTGTTTGTATTTCACTATACATATCATCTAAAGAATCTTGTCTTTTATTATTATTATTATATTCATCTATCATATCAGATGCTTGCTCGGAATTTTTAATATAATCATCGCGATTTGTAGGAGGTGCGGGAACATAATTAGGCTGTATTTGCGGATCTGTGCTATGACCCGAAGTTGTCATAGGAATATCTCTAGAAGGTAATTGGGTTGCTCCGCTAATACTAGCTTGTTGAAGTCCATTTACAATTTGACTAATTGTAGTTTGATCTAAAGAAAATCCATTTTGCTGGGGTGCTGATGAATTGGATTCTGAAGCAGATATTGATATATTATTACTATTATTACTATTATTACTATTTCCACCAAATGGATCAGTCGGTAAATCTAAAATACTAGTTGAATCTCCCATTATTATTGTAAAGAATGATTTGCTTATAATATTTACGCAATTATTATTCAAAATCTATAGTTTTCATATTTGCGCTACATTTAGTTGCTACTGGATTATATTTTACACATTTACCATTATTTTTATATATTTTATCCTTAATTTGTTCCAAAGGTGGCGCATGAAATATCAAAAAATCTTTATCCTTACATACAATTCTAAAAAGAGAAGATAATCCAAAACCTAATAAAATAGACATAATAATTTTTCCAGTTGGTGTACTAACAAATTTTTCAAGATGCATGCCCATTATATTATATTATCATGTGAATATCTTTTTCATAATAATTTTAATTATTTATTATAAAATTTGTATATATTATTAA